CCGCAGAACACCAGCGCCTGGCCCAGGCCCGCATGATCGACGCGCTCTGCGCCAACGAGTCAGCCAGTTGGGGCGCCTTCCAGATCATGGGCTACCACGCCGAGCGCCTGGGCTATGCCAGTGTCGAAGAGTTCGTCCGACTCATGAGCCAGGACGAAAACCAGCAGTTCGAGGCGTTCGTCCGCTTCATCGAAGCCGACCCAGCCCTCCTCAAGGCCCTCAAGGGCAAGAAGTGGGCGACCTTTGCCAAGGGCTACAACGGCCCAGCCTACGCCCGAAACCTATACGACGTGAAGTTGGAGCGCGCCTACGAGCAACACGCTGCCTGCGGTTGCGGCAAGGTGGCAGCGTGAATATTGCCGCGCACGCCCGGCGCCTAGAGCTGCGCGACGTCGACGTCGAGTGCCACCAGAAGGCAGCCAACCCATGAACAAACCCAACAGCCTCCGCGAGCACCTACTCACCGCCGTCGCAGGCCTCAAGAAGAACCCCGACCGGCTGCTCATCTTCATCGACACCGGCAGCGTCCGTTGCACGGCGGCCAAGGGCCTGTCCTTCGAGTACACCTACACCCTGCAGGTCCTGCTCACCGACTTCGCCGGCCACCCAGACAGCGTGTTCATTCCAGTGCTGGAGTGGCTGCGCCGCCAGCAGCCGGAGCTGCTCACCAACCTGGAGCGCGGCAAGGATGCCATCGCCTTCGAGGCCGACATCCTGGACGGCGGCAAGGTCGATATGTCGCTCAAGCTGCCACTCACCGAGCGAGTCATCGTCAAGCGCCTGGACGATGGGAGCCTCGATATCAGCCACCCCGAAGAGCCGGACTTCGAGCTGTGACCGACAATCTCCACGCCCTGGAAGAGTGGGCCGGCCTGCTGCTCGCCAAGCTCTCCCCGGGCGAGCGGCGTAAGCTCGGCAACAGCATCGGCCGCGAGCTGCGTCGCAACCAACAAAAGCGCATCGCATCCCAACGCAACCCGAACGGCACCCCGTACGCAGTCCGCAAGCCCCGCAAGCTGCGCGACAAGGTCGGCCGCATCAAGCGCCAGATGTTCGCCCGTTTGCGCCAGGCCAAGTACCTGCGCCTGCAGAGCACCCCCAATACCATCGCCATCGCCTTCGCCGGCCGCGTCTCACGCATCGCCCGCGTCCACCAGTACGGCCTGCGCGACCGCCCCGGGCGCGGCCAGGCCGACGTGCAGTACGACCGCCGCGAGCTGCTCGGCTTCACCGACGACGACCTCGAAATGATCCGCGACCGCCTCCTGGCCCACCTCACCGTCTGACCTAGCGCTGTAGCGCGCCCCGCTACAACCCGCGCCAAGTGCGCCCCGCGCGCGCGCGCTGCAGCATCAGCAGCATGAACCAACTCGCCGAACTTGCCCGCCTCATTGAAAACCTCGTCCGCCTCGGCACCATCGCCGAGGTCGACGTCGCCAAGGTCCGTGTCCGCGTGAAATCTGGCGACATCACAACCACCTGGCTGCCCTGGCTGGCACTGCGCGCAGGCACCTCTAAGGAATGGGACCCGCCCACCGTCGACGAGCAAGTCGTCCTACTCAGCCCATCCGGCGTGCTCGCCCAGGGCGTCGCCCTGGTCGGCCTGTTCAGTGACGCCAACCCGGCCAACGGCGACCGCGAGGGCCTGCACCGCCGCACCTACCCAGACGGAGCTGTTGTCGAGTACGACTTCGTTGCACATGTGCTCCGCGCCATCCTTCCCGACGGCGGCGTCACTCACCTGGTCAGCACCGGCGGCATCCATATCGACGGCCCTATCACCCACAACGGTGACTACACCCAGACCGGCGACCAGCACGTCACCGGCACGGTCAACGTCAGCGAGGACGTCATCGCCGCCGACATCAGTCTGCGCAACCACCGTACCAAAGGCGTCACCAGAGGAACCGCCGTTTCGGATGGGCCAACCTCATGATCGGCATGAGCGCCAAGACCGGGCGCACCATCCGCGACCGCCAGCACCTGGCTCAATCCATAGCCGACATCGTCACCACACCGCTCGGCAGCCGCATCATGCGCCGAGAGTACGGCAGCCCGATGGCCGACCTCATGGACTGGCCGCTCAACAGCGCCACTCGCCTGCAGGCCTATGCCGCCATCACCATGGCCCTGATGCGCTGGGAGCCGCGCATGCGCCTCAGTCGCGTGCAACTCACCCCCACCGACGTCCCGGGTGGCGCCGTGCTGGACATCGAGGGCACCGTCACCGACACCAACGAAGCCCTCAGCCTGCGCGTGCCGCTGAGCTTGGGGGCCTCCACATGACCACCACCTTTACCCCTATCGACCTCAGCCGACTGCCGGCGCCCGTCGTGGTCGAGCAAATCGACTACGAAGCGATCCTCGCCGAGCGTAAGGCCTACGCAGTCAGCCTTTGGCCGGCCGACCAGCAGTCCGAGGTGGCCGCCACCCTCGCCCTGGAGTCCGAGCCGCTCACCAAGCTGCTCCAGGAGAGTGCATACCGCGAAACTCTGCTCCGCCAGCGCGTCAACGAGGCCGCCCTCGCCGTGCTACTACCCTTCGCCAAGGGCGCGGACCTGGAGCAGATCGGCGCACGCTTCAACGTCGAACGGCTGACCATCACCCCGGCCAACCCTTCGGCCGTGCCCCCGGTGGCGGCTGTGATGGAGGACTACGAGAGCCTGCGCGAGCGCATCCAGATGGCCATGGAGGGCCTGAGCACCGCCGGCCCGCGCAACGCCTACATCTTCCACGCCCGCAGCGCGGACGGCCGCGTCGCCGATGCCTCGGCAATCAGCCCGGCCCCGGCCGAGGTCGTCGTCACTGTGCAGAGCGCCCTAGGCGATGGCACCGCGGCGGCCGATCTGCTCACCGCGGTCGCCGCCTACCTCAGCGACGAGGACCGCCGCCCAGTGGCCGACCGCCTAACAGTGAAGAGCGCCGAGGTGCTGCCCTACACCGTGGAGGCCGTGCTCTACCTCAACAGTTCCGGTCCCGAGTCTGAGCCGGTACGCGCCGCTGCCGAGGCTCGCCTTGCTGCCCTGGTCAACGCTCGCCGCCGCCTTGGCCAGGAGGTCAACCGCTCCGCCCTGGATGCCGCCCTGCACACCGAAGGCGTCAAGCGCGTCGAGCTGTCCGGCTGGTCCGACATTGTCGCGAGCCTCACTCAGGCACCGTATTGCACCGCCTACAGCGTCACGGTGGCCGAGTAATGGTCGCGCATCTGCTACCGGGCAACGCTACCGAGCTGGAGCGCGTCGCCGCCCAGGCTTTGGCGCAGATCGAGCGCGTGCCCCTGCCGCTGCGCGACCTCTGGAACCCGGACGCCTGCCCCGTGGCGCTGCTGCCCTACCTGGCCTGGGCCTTCTCGGTCGACCGCTGGTCCCAGTCCTGGCCCGAGAGCGCGAAGCGAAACTCCATCAAGGCCGCCTATTTCATCCACTCCCGCAAGGGCACCATCGGCGCGCTGCGCCGCGTGGTCGAGCCGCTGGGCTACCTGATCGAGGTGCGCGAGTGGTGGGAGGAACTGCCTCTGGGCGTGCCCGGCACCTTCCGCCTGCTGATCGGCGTGCTCGACACCGGAATCACCGAGGCCATGTACCAGGAGCTCACCTGGCTGATCGACGACGCCAAGCCTGTCAGTCGCCAGTTGATCGGCCTCGATATCACGCTGGAAACCCGCTTAAACGCCCATGTCGGCTTCGCCGTTTATGACGGCGACGAGATCGATGTTTACCCCTGGAGCAATCCCGACCTTGAGGTGGTGATCCAGGGCTATCACGGCGTTAGCGAATACAACCTCGACGAATTGGATGTGTACCCCCATGGTTGATAAAAACTCTCTTTTCGGCGGCATGCTTACGACGCAAGGGGCCGCCAAGAAAACCAATTGCGACGCCCTCGGTATTCCGTGGGAGCCGCGTTACATGCTTATCGGCGATGCGAACGGCACCGATCCGGTGCCCAGTCCGACGCAAACAAAACTGGTCAATCAGGTCTATCGGGCGCAGCTCAATCAACTGCGTGTCTCTCCGACTGACGCCAATATCCTGATCGCTGAGCTGGTGTTGCCGCCTGATGTGGGTGGCTGGTGGATTCGTGAGTTGGCCCTGGAAGATAAGGACGGGGTGTTTTGTGCGGTGGCCAACGCCGCGCCTAGCTACAAGCCCTTACTGGCGCAAGGCTCAGGCCGTAATCAGGTGGTGCGGATGCACATCATCACCAGCGGCACGTCGAACATTCAGTTGAAAATTGACCCGTCGGTGGTGCTGGCCACGCGTCAGTACGTTGATGAGATGGTTAACGGTCTGCTGCCGGCCAACAAGCCCGCCGGCAGCTATACCAAGGTCACGGTCAATGATCGCGGTGTATTCGTGTCGGGGTCGAATCCGACCACGCTGGCCGGCTTCGGTATAACCGATACCTACACCAAGGCCGAAATTGAGTCGATGATCGCGCAGGCCTCGGCGTTGCCGGTCGGGGCGCAAATGTCATTTCCGGTGAACAATATCCCGCCCGGTTTTCTGGAGCGTGACGGTAGCGTCAAGCCCATTGCGCTCTATCCGGATCTCGCGGCGTACCTTGGCGGTGCGTTCAACCGGGGGGATGAGGGGGCCGGCAATTTCCGGTTGCCGGAGTCGCGCGGCGAGTTTGAACGTGGCTGGGACCATGGGCGCGGAGTGGATGTTGGGCGCGGTGTTGGTACGTATCAGGCTGACGAATTAAAGGCCCACTCCCATCCTCTTAACGGTTGGACAGGTTTTAACAACAACGGTTCTGGTCCAGCAGGTTGGTCTGACGTCGGCTCACTCAATCCTACCGGCAACGTTACTGCCTCGGCTGGCGGTGTAGAGACACGTCCCCGCAACGTGGCCGTGGTGATGTG